ATGTGTTTCACTGGTGGTACTAAAGACGCAGCATGGATTGCTGGAGGAAGACCAGGAAATCAAACTGTTAGTCAAGATTGGGATGGAACTTCTTTTGCCGTAGGTAATTCTCTAAATACGGGATGTAATTCTGGAGGTAAAGCAGGTCTTTATAATTCAGGTCTGCGTGCTGCTGGAAACGGCGGTGGAGCTGGAACTTCTTCTGAAGAATATGATGGAACCTCCTGGACAGCAGGAGGAACTATTCCTACAAGTGGTTTACCTCGTAGTCGTACTTATGGATGTGCAGGTTCCGGATTACAAGACGCAGCCTGGGTTGCATCAGGGGGTCCTGGAGGAGAAGGTACTCCTGGTTGGACAACATCTTTCATATATAATGGTACAACATGGAGTAATACTGGAGACACACAATCTATTAGATGGGTAGCTGCAGCTTGTGGCACTGAGTCTGCTGGTTTATTTTATGGAGGATATAATTATGCCTCTGCGAGTACTAATACAGAACACTATAATGGTTCGGTATTTAGCGAAGAAAACAATATGCCGTCAGGAAGAAACACGTGGGGCGGAGCAGGAACTCAATCGTCAGCGGGCGGAGCAGGAGGAGCTCCCGGTTACAGTAATAATTATTTTATTTATGACGGAACAAATTGGTCAACAGGAAGCACAATGCCTACTCCAGTTATGGGGTCTTCAATGTTTGGAGCAGATAATCAAAATGTAGTAGTCGGAGGTTCTGCAATTCCTGGAGGTTATACAACACAAGGATTTTCGTATATAGATGCTGAGTCAACAGTTTCTATAACTACGTCGTAAAAAATTATGATATATTGCACAGCAACAAATTATGGAAAAAATTTTATCACTTTTGCAGAGAATGCCAAAGGACTTATAGAAGGATTTCCGGGAGAGGTGTGGGCTGCCGATGATGTGCATACTCCTTGGATAACTAAAGTGAAGGGTGTTTCAAAAACAAAAGCCGAAGCTCAAGCAATAGTTGATGCAGCAGTAGATGTAGAACAAGTTGCGTGGGACAATGATTCTCAACCAATAGAAGAAACGCCTATAGATGGTGATAGTTACAATGTTGATACATGTAATAGCTATGGTGGAGGAAAGGGCTATAGACCAGGAGACGTTACCCTACCATAATATTTTTGTTTCTGTTTTCATTTAAAGCTGTAATAATATAATATGCAGCATGAAAGAAAAAAAGATGACAACATTAACTAAAAATGGAGATAAAGTGGTTTGCATAGAGAACTTTCTTTCTAATAAAGAATGTTTAAAATGGATTAAAAAGATTCCTCATTTAGGTCCCGGCCTTATTGGATGGAAACATCGATCTAAAGACATTACTACATCCCCTGTAGTTAAAAAAGTACAAGACTGTATTAAGAAATACTTAAAGAAAGATTTAAAAATAAACGACGCTCAAGCTGTAATCTGGAATGAAGAGAGTTTTAGTGCTCTTCATGTTCATACACAAGGGGGAAGAGATAATACTGAATATAATTCTATTCTTTATTTAAATGACAATTTTGAAGGGGGAAGATTCATCACGCAAGGAGAGATAAGAATGAAACCTAAATGCGGGATGCTTACTATTTTTGATGGAAGAAAGATGTATCATGGAGTATCTCCCGTAACAAAAGGCTCTAGATTCGCCTTAAATTTTTGGTGGAAAAAATAATGAAAAATACATTAACTATTACATCTGCAAACATAAATTTTCTTGACAAAATATTAGAGCCAAAAGATCTTCAAGAATTCAAAAAACTTGTCCCAGAACTTAAAGATACCTGGAGGAAGAAGCAAATGTTCAGAACAAAAACTGAAATGGAGTTTTCAGTTTTAAATGACTCAAGACACCCAACACCGGCCTCAAAATACTGGCAAGCAGTCAGGGAACAAAATACTCATTTTGAACAACTTATGGAACTTTCTTTTGAAGGACGAAAAGCAGAGATTAGAATTAAGCAGATGGATGAAAAAATTCGAAAAGAAAAAGATGAATTAGAAAAAGAGATTTTAATAATTGAACGGGATCAAAAACTTTATAACAGAGCTAACCTTGAACTTGTCGCTAAAGACCGAATGAGAGAAATTAAAGAATGGTCTAGGATTAAAGCTAAATTAGATGATGGTAGTTTTAATACGAAAGATGTTAACGCACATCATTTAACTTCTTATCTTCTACAATATCAAAAAAAAGAAAAAGACCTAACGCCGGGAACCTCTGTTTCAGAAAGATTTAATATAATGGGACAACTTATGACTTTAAAACGTGTAGTTAAAGAAAGGAAGAAACTTGAAAATAAACATAAAAAATCTATCCCTCTTAAATCAAAAGCTCAAAAAAAATTCAAGTAATCAGAGAGCTAGTGAATTTTATAAACGAGTGAGAGACAGTATTTCAGAAAAAGGAATTATTAATCCTCTTTTAGTTTTACAAGAAGGAGATAACTATAAAGTAGTTGTCGGTCAGAATAGATATTTAGCTGCTCTTGAATTAGGTATAAAAGAAATTAGTGTTATCGTTGTACCTTCTAAAGATAAATTAATTCTTAATAAACACATGGCAGGATATAAAAAGTTTTGAAATGAAAATATTTTTTTTAAGTGGTTTTCCAAGAGCGGGCAACACACTTCTTTCAACCTTACTAAATCAAAATCCTGATGTTGGATGTACTGCTAATAGTCTGGTGATGGAAGCTATGCATCGTATAGGCATGTTAAAGCAGCATGAAATATTTAGAACTTATCCTGATCATGCTTCTGTAGATCGGATATTGGATATCATTTATCCTACTTATTTTAAGAAGTGGAAATATAAATACATCATTGATCGGGTAGCTGCAGGAACCCCGGATAATTTAAGACTTTTAAAAAAACATCTTAACCAACCGATTAAGATCATTGTTTTAGTAAGGCCTTTACTGGAGGTTTTAGCCTCCTTTATTAAATGGGCTAATAAAGAGCCTACTTCTTTCTTGCATAATAAAGCAACAACGGTGGAGGCTCAATGCGATTGGTTAATGCAGGTAGGAGGAAAAATGAATGGTGAAATTATAAACCTCAATAATTTATTACGCCGTGACAATAGACACCTTTCTTTATTTATTAATTATTGTGACTTAGTGAAGGAGCCTAAAAAAACCATCGATCAGGTATATAGATTTTTAGATATTCCTCCTTACAAACATAACTTTAAGAAAATACCTCAGTTCAAAGTCAATAAGATTTCTTATGATGATTCGTATGTTGGGAAAGGACTCCATCATCTTCGTTCTCAAATTAAAATACAAAAAACTGATGTCTATAAATTATTACCACCCGAAACTATTATTAAGTATGAGCATTTAAAATGGAACATAATAAAAGATGAAACTTTATAAACACAATAAGAAAAATAATTTTATCATAGGGGCATATATTGATTTTAAAGTTTGTGATGACGTAATTAAATACTTTAATAGAGCAAAAAAGACTAAAGGAGTAATTGCTTTATTGGATGGTGGCAGAGGAGTAATTGAAAAAACTAAAAAATCTACAGACGCGCCCATACTTCCTAATACAACAGATGAAAAAATGAGGGCCTATTTAGATGAATTAGCAAAAGTATGCGAACTATACAAAAAACAATATCGCTGGTGCACACATAAACATGCTCAATGGGGCATCACTAGCAGGTTTAATATACAAAAATATAAACCAACTGAAGGATATTATGAGTGGCATTTTGAAAGACACCCTGAGCCGGACAGTATTAAAAGACATTTAGTTTTTATGACATACTTAAACGATGTAACGGATGGAGGTTATACACAATTTTATCATCAGAAAATGAAAGTGAGACCGGAAAAAGGACTAACTCTCATCTGGCCTGCGGAATGGCCCTGGACCCATAGGGGCATCACTTCTAAAACTCAAACTAAATATATTATTACAGGGTGGTATGAATATTTATATATAAATGAATAAAGATAATTACACTTTAAGTATTGATTGTGACTGGGTAGGGTCTCCCTCCCAACATCAAGAGCTTCTTTCATACTTTATGAATAAGGTTAGGGATGTCAAAGAAGTTTACTTTTCTGAAGAGCATCAGTTTCATTATCCTTATGTTCCTTCTAATACTATCCTGGTTAATATTGATGAGCATCATGATATGGGCTATAAAGATTTTCAATACCAGAATATGAATAGAGGTCTTATGGATGAAGCTTCATGGGTTCTAGCCCTTATTCATTCTAAAAAAATTAAAGGATATATTTGGGTGTCGAATTATGAATCAGAATTTAATAATGCACTGGAGGCTAATTATGCCAAGATAAGACAGCTTCCTATTTTTAAACGTTATTTTGAACTTAAAAATATATCAGATATTACATATAGTAGGATACTGGTTTGTGAAAGTTATGACTGGTCTAAACAAAGCAAGTATGTTTATTATGCATTAATGGCAATCGCTCAGGCAATGAATAAAAAAATTATTTTTATGGACGATGTCCCTAATGGTAAACAATTGGTGAAAGCAACATGATTAAAGAAATATCTAGAATTAATTTTGGAACTTTTATTTTAAGATGTAAAATTTCTCCTTCTCTTTTAAAAGATTTTAATTCTACTTACGAGAGATTAATGAAAAGAAAAAAACTTCCCGTCGCCCACAAAAATTTGGTTGGTAAAATTAAAAATGAACATTCTTTATATTCTGCACAAGATACGTCTCCAGAATCAGCCGTTCCTCCACTTACGGAGCTAGATAAACGACATAATTTTCTTTCTAATGACGCCCTTAAATTTTTTTCTGACGTTACCAGGCAGTATTTAAAGATGGCAAATGTTGAGCGCTTTCAATATAGACTTCATTCAGCGTGGGTAAATGAAATGAGGGAGGGAGAATATAATCCTATTCATAGTCATTTTGGTACAAGTCAAACTGGGCTAGCTTCTATTTTATTTTTGAAACTTCCTAAAAACTATCGGGATGAAATTGCCAACAAACATGAGCCAACTAATGGAACCGTTAATTTAATGGGAAATGGTGGAGGTCAATTTTATAAGTCTCTTTACTCACCCCATGATTTACAAGAAGGAGATTTTCTTTTGTTCCCTTTTGATATTAAACATTGCGTTTATCCTTTTAAAGGAAAAGAAAAAAGAAGAACTTTATCCGCTAACATAGATGTTAAATACGTTGATCCGCAATATTTAGGTTAATGATGATGTTGAATGAAAGAAATTGGAACTCTTTAAATAAAAACTTAAAGAAGAAAAAAATTACAGTTATAGATAATTTTTTAAAAGACCAAATAGCATTTACGCTTCAACAAAGAATGGTTCATACAATAGAATTTGATAAAATTTATAATCGTTATGGATCCATGCTTTATAATAGGTCTGATAATTTAACCAATCAAATTGCTACAGAACTAGAAGAAAACATACCATGCCTTAAAAACTCTTTTGTAAGAGCATGGGCTTTTATTTATGATAATAAGGGAGCAGGAGTAAAACTTCATGCAGACCCTTCTCAAGTTAATATAAATATTTGGGTAACACCAAATAAATCCATTAATAACCCCCAATTAAATGGTTTAAATATTTTTAATATTAAACCCCCTAAAAATTGGACGAGAAAGAAATGGAATACTTCCCCAGAATTAGTTTCAAGATATATAAAAACTAAAAATAAAAAACCTTTTAATATTAAATATAAATATAACAGAGCCGTATTTTTTGATGGAGCTTTGTTCCATGCTTCTGACGAAACAGATATGAAAGAAGGAATTGAAAATCAAAAAGTAAGTTACACGATGCTCTTTGGGAGGTCTTTAGAATAACTATGGCTATTATTTTAGAACCTCGTTGGAAATCACATATTATCCAAACCAATAACCCTGTGTTAACTCCACAACAATGTCAGGAAGTTATTCAGATGGGACAGAATCAACCTAATCGTGACGCCGAAGTTGGACTTGGAAATAAAGTACCCGTAGCTAAACGAAAAATAGGAGGGGTCGATAAAAAGAAACGTGTTACTACAATTAGCTGGATTCCTTTTGATATAGGAAAACCTATGTATGAAACCGTAGAAAGATGGATGTTGACTCTTAATGCGAATCATTTTGGTTTTGATGGAATGCAGATCGGTGAACAGGCGCAATATACAGAATATCCTAAAGGTGGTTTTTATGAATGGCATAGTGATTCTGATTATGACATGTCTTATATGCCGTCTGTCAGGAAAATCTCTATGACTTTATTATTAAGTGATCCCAAAGATTTTAAGGGGGGAGAGTTAGAATTAGTAGAAGATAAAAAAAGAGCTAAACTCCAACAAGGCTACGCTATATTTTTTGCAAGTTTTATTCGTCATCGAGTTAAACCTGTAACTAAAGGAGTTCGTAAATCTTTAGTCATGTGGTTTGGAGGGCCTTCTTTCAAATGAACCTGGATTTATTTTTTCCTACTCCAGTATATTGGTATGATGTCCCTAACGCGGATAAACTTAATAAGCATCTTATTAAACATATCGAGCGATGGGCGAAAAAAGATAAAGGCATACAAAAAACTAATCGAGGAGGGTGGCATAGTCCTGTCGATATGCACATTAAAAAAGAATACGAACCTCTGGTAAAAGAAATTAGTAAAATGCAAAAGCTAGTATGCGTTGAAGAAGCATACATCTCTCCAACTTTTTTAGGAAATATGTGGGCCAATATTAATTATCAAGGATGCTTTAATAAAGACCACCTTCACCCTAATTCCCATTGGTCAGGGGTTTATTTTATTAAGACTCCTAAAGATTGTGGCACTTTAACTATTGAAGATCCACGCGCAGGTTATACGATGACAATGCCTAAACAGCTTCCTCGTAATAAGCTTCCTCAACGTTTATTACGAAATATTGATTATATCCCAATAGCGGGAAGACTTCTTATGTTCCCTAGTTTTTTAAGTCATTCTGTAGATGTAAATAATACCCAAGAAAAAGGTAAAAGTGGGTGGCGCATTTCCGTCTCATTTAATTTTATTCAATCATGAGTTTTAAAAATAAAAAATACGAATTAGTTAAAAATGCCGTTTCATTTGAACTGGCTAATTTTATTTTTAATTATTTCTTAATGCATAGGGACGTTACTTTTTATATGATACACAACAGAATAATTAGAGAAGGAAATCCTTTATTTGGTTCATGGCAAGACTCACAAGTTCCACGCACTTATGCCCATTATGGTAATCAAGTGATGGATACTTTATTAATGAAGATGTTGCCTCTTACTTCTAAACTTACAGGTCTATCTTTAATACCAACTTACTCTTATGCTAGGATTTATAAAAAAGGTGATGTTCTCGTACGACATAAAGATCGTCATAGTTGTGAGGTCTCTACTACTATTCATTTAGGAGGAGATAAATGGCCTATCTTTATTGATCCAACAGGTAAATCTGGAGTAGTTAAAGCTTTATCTAATAATAAGGTTATTTTAAAAAAGAATCCTCCTAAAGGTGTTTCTGTTAATTTAAATGTAGGAGACATGATGATCTATAGAGGATGCGATTTAGAGCATTGGCGAACTCGTTTTAAAGGAAAGACTTGCGCTCAAGTTTTTTTACATTATAATGATGCTTCTAAGCCTGAAGCTAAGTTGAATACATTCGATAAACGTGTTATGTTAGGACTACCAGCCACCACAAGAGGTTGATTCTCTTATAAATCTAAATAAATTGATACTTTATATTTTTTTATATTAATATATAATGTATAAAAAGGAATACTATGCCTCTAACACAGTTACAGATAACACCAGGAATAGATAAAGAAAATACACCTACCGCCGCTGAAGGTAAATGGATCGATTGTGATAAAGTACGTTTTCGTTGGGGTTTACCTCAAAAGATCGGAGGATGGGAACCTTTATCTGCTGACTATTACTTAGGTACGGGAAGAGCATTATTTAATTGGTTTGATCTAGATGGTTTTAGATATTCATCTCTTGGAACAAATAAAAAAATTTATGTTTATCGAGGAGGATTAACTCAAGATATTACTCCTATTCGATTAACTGCCAATATTACTGATGTTTTTACCACTACAAACACCTCTGTAAATGTAGAGATTACTCACGCAGCTCATGGTGCTGATATAGGTGATTTTGTTACTATTTCAGCCACCAGTGCAGCTACTGTAGGTGGAATTGCTAATACAGCATTAGATAATGAATTTGAAATAATAGCAGTGGCTAATACTTCTAGTTATACTATTGAAACAACAGGAAATGCTGCAACATCAGCAGTTACTGATACAGCTAATTGTACTGCTACTTATCAATTAAATATTGGTCCAGAAATTCAAACCTCTGGATATGGTTGGAGTGCAGCGACATGGAGTTTATCAACATGGGGTACACCTCGTACGACATCTGAAATCGATCTAGACTTAGCTCAATGGAGTATAGATAATTGGGGAGAAGACTTAATTATAACCAAAAGGAATGGTGGGACTTATGTATGGGATACATCAGCTGGTATGACTACGAATAGAGCTACAATAATTGCAAATGCACCTACTACGAGCATTCTTTCTCTTGTTACCCCTGAATCACGACATCTAGTTTGTTTAGGAACAGAGACAACGATTGCTGATTCATCAACACAAGATAAAATGTTTATACGTTGGAGTGATCAAGAGAACTATAATGAATTTACAGCAAATGCTATTAATACTTCAGGTTCACAACGTCTAGCTGCTGGATCAGAGATACGGGCGTCTAAAGCAGGAAGGGCAGAAACATTAGTATGGACTGATACTGCTATATTCTCAATGCAATTTATTGGGGCGCCATTTACTTTTGGTTTTAAAAAATTAGGTTCTGACTGTGGTATTGTAGGTTTAAACTCTGGTATTCTAGTAGAAGATGTTGCATATTGGATGGGCGATGGTAAGTTCTTCGCGTACGCTGGATCAGTTCTGGAGATTCCATGTAGTGTTAAAAATTACGTTTTTAATGATATAAATAAGGTTCAATATTCTCAAGTCTATGCGGGACACAATTCACAATTTAATGAAGTCATCTGGTATTATTGTACAGCGTCAGCTAATCAGATTGATCGATATGTTATTTATAACTATGCTGAAAAGGTATGGTATATAGGAAATCTTGAGAGAGGTTCTTGGATGGATAATGGAG